GGGAGAAAAGAGGGCATCGGGGTTTATACCGCGCCTGTTTAAGCAACTTTTACCCCGTACGGGGGATTGCCACGGGGGGTATATGCGTGCTAAGAGTTGCCTTTGCGACTGTTGTGCATACGGCAGAGAACTTTTAAATTAGAAATTTCAAGGCGCAGATAGGGCGCTTCGCTTAAAGGGATTATGTGGTCAACTGTTAAATCTTTATTGGTGCAACCTGGTATTGAGCAGAAAGGTTGTTGCTCTCTTAGTTGCTTACTTAGCTTGTTCCAACTGTAGTCATAACCACGATCAGTACGACTAGGGCGGGCGCGGTCTTTAACTCTTTGACATTCAACACATCTACTTGCTCGCACCACCTTGCCACATCCAGCACAAGGTCTAGGCAACACCATCTGTTCGCTCCAAGTATTCAATGGCAACTGATAACAATGTTGTGCTATCTCTGAAGTTACCTAAGCCAATGTTGCAATGGTGACATAACAAACCGCGTATCTTATTTGTTTCGTGGTTATGGTCAACACTTAACTCACGCTTTAACTCTGTTGCTTCAATCCCGCATATTGCACAAGAATTGTTTTGCTCAACTAATAACTTTGCATAATCAAATGTGGAAAGGTTTGTTACCTTGCGTTGTGTGTGTCTGCAATCAATGCAAATGGTTCGCTTGCGGTTTCCTGTTCGTCTGTCTGCGTGGTAAGCATCTAAATCTTTGTCTATCTTGCATTTGCTACAGACTTGCGTATTACTCATCATCCTCTTGGATTGCCTCTAAATCTTCATTAACAACCACATAACGGTTGTACGCATCAAGAGTTGAGTTAGTTGCTCTTGTTAACAATGTTTCAACCGCATCAAATGAAAGCACTTGATCTGTCATTATGTCTGTTGACACATCACCAATTGTTACTCCAATGCTTAGCATTGCATTAGCTCCAATCGGCTATCAAGTAGATCGTCAATTAACTTATCAATGATGTGCTTCTTAGAATCAATTGTGTGGCTGCGAGTGAGATAGGCGTGAAAGATTGCCTCATCAACTTCTTCGATTGTTTCGGTATTCATATCCATCCATAAATGAGTAAAGCCCAACCAATTGGCTGGGCGGTGTAATTAGATAGCAATACCTGTTAACGAAAGTGTAGCAAGAGATTCTGAACTTTTCTGTCAAGTTTTACCTGCTGGCAATGACACCAGCCAAATCATACAAACTGCCACGGCGTTCAATGTTGTTGGCCTTAACGATCTTATACACCTGGCGTTGAGTGATACCAAGCCACAATGCAATTGCCTCAACATCTAAAAAGAACTTACGGGTTGGGTTGGACATTGCCAAAGCTACAAGTCGCAAAACTGTCCACGATTGTTTGCAACCAAAGCAAGTCACATCATCCATAAGGTTTTCTGCATCAATGACCACGAACTTATGGCAATCATCTGTTGGGCATGGGATTCGGCGGGGTTGCTCAACAAATTGCTTTGCAGCAGCCATTCCCTTGCTATGTAGTTCTTTAACCTCACTGTAGAAATCTCCAGCCCATTCCTGCCCCATTGTCCAATCAAGGTGAGCAAGGTGGAATGTGCAGGTTGCCTGAACCTCTGCATCGGTTGTTGGTTCTTTCTTCAGCAATGCTGGCGGTGTCAATTGTCGCGCCAATCTGATCTCTGATTCCCAAGAGTGAAGGATTGCCAGCAATTCAATTGCCATTGAGTAATCTAGGGCGTTGACATTGACCCCAATTGACCTTTCGGCACTAGCAGCGCCTGAACCTGATCTGCCTGGTGCAATGTGGTCAGCGGCCAGCATCTGAAGGTTGGGGATGTTTGTGAGCCACACAATTATTGCCTTATGGCAAGTGCGGCAGGTAATTGTCTCTGTTGGGCGTTGGCAGATGTTGCAGTTCAAAATGGCACCTTTTCACTGGTTGTGGATAACTTAACCCGATTCCAATAATCAGGCGCTTCTTCGGCAAATACGGTTAAGGCTCGGCAAGTGTGGGTGGCAAGCACAATGGGGTCGGCAGCCGTCATTCGCCCAGCCGTTCTTCGGGTTGCTTCAAATGAAACGGCGGTGCGGTGGACTTGGTAGGTGCCAAGCCCATTGGTCAGTGCCAAGACTTCTTGCACAAGGTTGAGTCGTGCCGTATCAAGTTTTATATCGCACCGACTGGATGCACTGACCCCTGCCCAAATCAGGTTGCCACATTTGCGGCAACTGATGGGTTTGAAATCTAACTCACTCATTAGGCGTTCCTGTACCGAGTGTGATGGTGTACCTATTACCGCTTATATACATAAGCGGTACAGTACGCACACCGATCACGCTCATAACTGCCTGTGTACCTAAAATAAAAAGGTACACAAAAGGTACAGTACGGTACACCTTAGTTCACCTTCAATTGTGTAATTTCGGCATCCAAAAGGTTGAAATGGCTCTTGCCTAAGTCGGTGATGTATAGAATAAATGACCTGTCATTGCCACGGTTTTCTATCCAACCGCCTGCAACAAGGTCACTGATTCGCTCCCCAATGGCATCCTTTGAACCAGTAATTCCTTCAGCCACCAATCGCCGTGAAGCGCCAGGATGGTTGTGAATAAACTCTGCAACCTCTTTTTGCTTCTTGAACTCTTTGTTGCTCTCTAGCTCGTCCTCAAGTAATGGCACACCAATCACATACTCCATCTGCGCCCTAGTTGAATCAATGGTGAAAACTGCTGCCTCTTGGGTTCTATCTGATTTGCGCCACATACCTGCGATCTTGCGAACAAATCCTGGGCGATCTTTGGTAACTCTCATCGTGAGCGTTCCAGTTCTACCAGGGGCAAGTGCCTCAAGAGGCTCTACGAGATAGGCAGCGCCATCAATGGTGGCAAGTTTGGCTTGGCCGCCAATGGCAAACCGCCCCCGTGTTTCTGCATTTTTGGTGATGTGGTCAATAAGCACAACGGCAGCGCCACTGGCCGTTGCTACTGTTCGTGGAAACAGGCGCATCCAGCGGGTGATGGCATCGTTATCTTTGGACTCGCCACCCCACATTGTCAGGGATTCGGTGACACCATCAATGATGATAAGCGTGGCCGAATTTGGCTCAAGGATGGCTTGCCAATATGGGTCATCGGCATCACGCGCACCTTCAGGTCGAATGTAAGAAAAGTATTGCAACAAATTAGCTCGCGATACGCCTAGCGCCTTGAGTCTATTCACCACATCTATCGGGTCTGATTCAAAATCTATATAAATGACTTTTTTATCATTTTTCAGGCACTCGGCAGTTGCAATTTGAGCAATCCACGACTTACCCGATTCAGATTCACCATAAATTGAGTGAACGCGACCTTCATAGATCAGGCCGTGACCATCTGAACGCTTCAAGATAGTTGCAATGGGTGCTTGAAATAGGCCATCAAAGTAATCTTTAAGTGCTACTGGTTTCCAACTGGATTCTTCTTCATTTGAAGGTGATGCCAAAGGTTCCAAAAGGTTACCTGCAGGCATCAGATTATTGCTTGAATCAAAAGAATTCAGAGTTTGAGCGCCGTAGCCGAGATTGCGCAAATTGTTGGCTGCTGCCTTGAAATCTCCACCGTGTTTGGTCATTGCATAAAAGGCAAACTTGGAATATGAGGTTTCTGAATCAAACTGCGTGCTGGTTGAGAACACATAGAACTTGTCGTTGCCATTGAAGTTGGTGGTGGCACTGATGCCTTCATTTTTGCCTGGTCTGCGCCACACGGTTGATTCACCCTTGCGATAAACAACAGTCCAGCCCAAAGGTTGCAGCAGTTCTTCCCAAGTTGTGCGGGCGTTGTAATCATCGCCAGGGGTGAGAATTCCATCGTGCTTGGCAACTACTTCTTGTTGCAGATTTTCAGCTTTAGGCATCTCATCAAACATTGCAAAGATTGCGTGCAATGCTTGGCGTTCTTGCATCGTGATCGTTGGAATTGTCTCAATTGAGCCACCTATCAGTGTCCAAGAACCGCCTGATGGATGGGTGGCACCGCCACTTGGCGCGGTGATTGTGAAGCCACCTTCGCTTCGCGTTTCGGCCCATACATCCACACCGCCGTTTTCGCCAGGCTTACGGGCAAGTTTCGTGTTACCTGGCAATGTGCCATCTGATACCCGATAAAGCCAATGTAACCCGCCTGATGGTGTCAGTTCCACATAACCGCTATTGAGGCGCTGCCACAAATCGCCAAGCCCTGAATTATTGGCAATCTCTGCGATTTCAAGGTGCATCTTTTCGGCAACTGCGCGACCTTCAAGTTCTAGCATCTCTAGGTTGCCTGAAACCTTGCCAGTAATGACACCAATGCCATCAACACCATCTTTGAACCAAGAAAGTAGTTCATCGGCAATCGGCAGATGCTCTTGAAATCCTTGCCAAGCAAATGCAGGTCGTTTGGAACCATCATTGGCGGTTGGAACAACAGAAATGCCCTGAGCTAAAAAGCGCAAAGCAATTGGCAAAAGATTACTCATTATGTTCCCCCGAACAGTTACATTCAATCAAAGTTAGGCAATCGGTGCAGATGTGGTGCGGTCCATCATCATTTCCGCAATTAACGCAAGAATCACTCACCGATTCGTTCCACCATTCGGTTAATAATCCATTGCACAACAGGCACTGCTACCGCGTTGCCCATTTGCTTGTATCGGTTTGAATCTGCCTGTCCATCAGTCCAGTTATCAGGGAAACCTTGAAGGCGCTCACATTCAACTGGTGTCAATCGGCGAACAACTGAAGAATCAAGGACTGTTCCCATTTTGTCTAAATCTGAGCCTGTTCGCAAAGTTTGATTAGTGTCTGAAATTGTGTGGTTGTAAGCATCAAAAGCAATAACTGGTGAATTGTTATTGGTCATTCCAGCCTTTAATGTGCCAACACCTTCAGAATAATTAGCAAAATCTGATGGAGAAAAGGCAACTGCAACGGCTGGTGCTTGTTGACGATCTAGTGTATAGGCAGGTGCGCCTTCAGCACCAATGCCAGTTCCGTTTTGGTGCTTTTCTAATTCTCTTGCATCATCAATTGGGAAAATCATAGGCACATTCCCACCCCCTGTTCCGTATCGTGAAATAACTGTTGGCATAATGCCATCTTCATACACCCGAACATCATTTACACGGGTGCCATCAATAATTAGAACTGTTGCGTAAGCCTCACCATTGTTATCCATTGCGTTCAAAGTTGGTGCCACCCCGCCTTCATTCCAAGATTCATAATCATTAACATTTTGCGCCCGCTTAGCTTTCGTGAAGAAGAACATTATCTTCAGGCCTTTTGTATGAAGTAGCGGTAAGAGTTGTTATTCCTTCAGTGTATTTTGAGAATCCTGATTGGCCAAATGCTGCAACGCCTGCTCCAGTTGCACTGGCAGTGTCTTTTCCCTTCGATTTGCTCTGCGCAAGATACCCTGCGCGGCCTTCGGCGATAGCGAGTATTTCTTCAGGTGCTGCCCCTGTGTCTCCAAGACATCCGACAATGAACACTCTACGCCGTCTTTGGGGAACTCCGAAGTGTTGAGCATCAAGCACCCTGTATGCGACACGATACCCGCGCTCAACCAGCGCTTCAAGAACAACGGCCATATCTGCGCCTTGATTGCTGGAAAGTAAACCAGGGACATTTTCAAGGATAAAATTTTGCGCTCTTGTTTCGTCAAGCAATCGGCAGATTTCCCAGAATAATCCTGATCTAGCACCACCCAATCCTGCTCGTTTTCCAGCCACTGATAAATCTTGGCAGGGGAATCCACCAGTGATGATTCCGTTTCTTGGTTCAAATCCTGCTGCAAGGAATTGTTCACCTGTTACCCCCGATATATCGCCAAAAATAGTTGAGTTAGGAAAGTGTCGGCGTAACACTTCCTGCGCTTTCTTATCCCATTCAACTGATGCAACTACTTTTACACCAGCTCGTTCTAGTGCTAGATCAAAGCCACCTACACCTGCAAACAATGAAACTGCAGTTATCACTTGCTCCCCCATCCTTCACCCTTGAGAACAATGCCCCCAAGTGAATACTTGCGTTGCATTAACTTCTTCTTGCAACTTTCGCAGATGATGCGCTTTTCATCATTCATTTCAAAAAACACTTCGGCTATATGCCCACAATCGCAAGTGAATTCATAAAATGGCATTATTCCCCCGTTCGTTAGTCTTGCGTGGCGTTCAAGGAATCGAACCTTGAGGATGTATCCCCCGATACATTCCCGCCCTGTGAACCATCACAACGCCGATCTCTTGGGGCGGAAAGGACTAGAACCCCAAGAAGTTTTAGTTAACTGGTTTTGCACCTAACTGCGCAAGCAATGCTTGAACGGCTGGGTCATTGATATTGGCACTGGCAGGTGCTGCCGCAGGTGCTGATGCAACCGCAGGTGTTCCTGCAATAAATGCGTTTGCCTTAGCAACTGCATCTGCATCGCCTGTTGCATCTATAAGTATCCACGGGGCAGATTTTCCCGCTTTTGCTTGGCCCTGTCCGATACGAGCCAAAACTTTTTGGCCAATTTTTGTTTTCAATGCGTTCTTCAAAGCTACATTAAAGAACAACACTGATTCGTGATTCAAGCCTGTATCTAAATCGTTGATACGCACTTCAATTGCATCGGCATCACCGTGAACTGTTGGGATGCCAGTTTTGTATTCAATTGCTTCAAGAATCAACAGGTGGCCGTTTAGATCGGCAACTTTTACTGATTCTTC